AGCTGGTGCGCAATGCGTTCTTCGGTGGCGTCATTCTCAACTGGCAGCTCGTCATTCCCAGCTTCGGCACCGTCAGCGGTCCGTTCCAGGCAAGCGCGCTCGAATATTCCGGCCAGCACAATGGCGAGGTGATGTTCGAACTGGCGCTGGAATCGGCCGGCGCCCTGACATTCGAGGCACCGTGATGCCGGCGGCGGGCAGCGCCACCGGGGCGACGGTAGTGGGCGCGCGGGCCAACCGCCGGCGCGGCGAGATCGAGGCGGTGATCAACGGTGAGCGGCGGGTGCTGTGCCTGACGCTCGGCGCCCTGGCAGAGCTCGAGACGGCCTTTGCCGTCGACAGTCTCAACGGTCTGGCGGAGCGCTTGTCCAGCGGTCGCCTGAAGGCGGCCGACATGATCCGCATCATCGGCGCCGGCCTGCGCGGCGGCGGCAATCTCTATTCGGACGAGGATGTGGCGGCGGCCGATGTCGAGGGCGGTCTGAGCGGCTATGCCACCGTCGTCGGCGATCTCCTGATCGCCACCTTTCTCGGGGCCGGTGCGGACGCCTCTGCCCGCCCCCTCTAGCCGCAGCGGGCGGTGACGCCGATCGCGGACAGGCGCCTTTCCCCTGGGCGCGCGTCCTGCACATCGGCCTCTGCCTGCTGCGGCTTCCTCCCCAAAGCTTCTGGGCGATGACGCCCGTCGAATTCCACGCAGCCGCAGGCGGCCTCGTGCCGCGCGAGGCCGCGGTCTCCCGCGCCGATCTGGACGGGCTGATGGCCCGCTTTCCGGATGCGCCAAGGGTCTAAGGAAGCGACCTGACGAAAGGCAAACGACATGGCAGACGAAGACACGGACCTCTCGGCGGTGAGCGGCCAGGCGGAGACGCTGCGGCGTGCCCTCGACGATCTCGAAAGCCGCTCGCGCTCTTTCGGCTCGGCGCTGTCGGGCGCCCTGCGCAGTGCCGCTGACGGCGGCAAGGGACTGGACGACGTCCTGCGGGGCCTCGCCAACCGGCTGACCGATATTGCCCTTTCCGCCGGGCTGAAGCCGCTGGAAACCATGCTTTCGGGCGCGGCCTCCAGCCTGCTCGGAAATGCCGGAAAGCTGCTGCCCTTCGCCGATGGCGGCGTCGTCTCGCAGCCCACCTATTTTCCGATGGGCGGCAATATGGGGCTGATGGGCGAGGCGGGAAGCGAGGCGATCCTGCCGCTGAAGCGCGGCGCCGACGGCTCGCTCGGCGTGTCGGCCTCGGGCGGTAGCGGCGCACCGCAGATCGTCTTCAACGTTACCGCCACCGATGCGCGCAGCTTCGAAAAGAGCGAGGCGCAGATTTCCTCCATGCTCGCCCGCACGGCAATGCGTGGCCAGCGCAACCTGTGAGGTCGAGATGGGCAATGGCTTCCACGACGTGCGCTTTCCGTTGCGCCTGTCGCTTTCGACCAGCGGCGGCCCTGTGAGGCGCACCGATATCGTTAACCTTTCCAACGGCCGCGAGAACCGCAACAGCCGCTGGCGCGATGCGCGGCGAAGCTACGATGCCGGCTCCGGCCTGCGCTCGGTGGCCGATCTCTACGAGGTTCTGGAGTTCTTCGAGGCACGCAGCGGCGAACTCTACGGCTTCCGCTTTCGCGATCCGGTCGACTGGACCTCCACCCGGCCGGGTGCCGCCATCACGCCGGGCGACCAGCCGATCGGCATCGGCGATGGCATGAAGGCGGCGTTTCCGCTGGTGAAAACCTATGGCGATGCGGCCGCAGGCACCAGCCGACGGATCGCCAAGCCGGTGGCGGGCTCGGTGGTCATTGCCGTCGATGGGCTCCCGCAGCCACCGTCGGCCTTTGCATGCGACGCCGCGACCGGCATCGTCAGCTTTGCCATCGACGCCATTCCGCCAGACGGCGCGTCGGTGACGGCGGGCTTCGCGTTCGATGTGCCCGTCCGCTTCGCCACCGGGCGGATCGACATCAACCTGCAGGCCTTCAACGCCGGCCGCATTCCCACCATTCCGTTGACGGAGATCATCCCATGAGGTCGGTTCCGCAGGCGCTCAAAGCGCATCTCGACGGCGACGCGACCACCGTGTGCCATGCCTGGCGGGTGACGCGGCGCGATGGCGTCGTCCTCGGCTTCACCGAGCATGATCACGATCTCTATGTCGCCGGCACGATCTTTCAGGCGGCCAGCGGCTTTTCCGCCAGCCAGGCGGAGGAGGAAGCTGGCTTGCCGGCCGCGACCAGCGAGGTGGCGGGCGGCTTTTCCAGCGCGGCGATCACCGAGGACGATCTTACACGCGGCCGCTATGACGGCGCCCGGGTCGAGGTGTTCCTGGTCAATTGGCAGGCGCCGGACCAGCACATGCTGCTGAAGGTGCAGGAAATCGGCGAGGTCAGCCGCGATGCCGGCCGCTTCCAGGCCGAGCTGCGCAGCTTTGCCAGCCGGCTGGGCGAGCCGCAAGGCCGTGTCTACGGCAGGCGCTGCGACGCAACGCTCGGCGATACCAGATGCGGCATCGACCTGACGCAGCCCGCGATGCGCGCCGAGGGCGTGGTCGTCTCGGTGCCTGACATGAGCCGGCTGCGGCTCTCCGGCGTCCGCGATGTCGCCGACGGCTTCTTCCGCTTCGGCGTACTGACCTTCGTCGATGGCGATAATAGCGGGCAGCGGCTGGATATCGAGGCGCATGCGCCGGTGGACGATCTCATGGAGGTCGCCCTGTGGCTGCCGCTCGACCGGGCGCCGCAGGCAGGCGATCGTGTTGTTCTCACCGTCGGCTGCGACAAGGCCTTTTCCACCTGCAAGGCCAAATTCGCCAACCACCTGAATTTCCGCGGCTTCCCGCACATGCCGGGCGCCGACTTCGCCTACACCTACGCCTATGGCGAGAGCGTTCACGACGGGAGCGTGCTGTTCAGATGACGGACATTGCGGACGACGTCCTGCGGATCGCCGGACGCTGGATCGGCACGCCCTATCGCCACCAGGCATCGCTTGAAGGCGTCGGCTGCGATTGCCTCGGCCTCGTCAGGGGCATCTGGCGTGAGCTTTACGGTGCTGAGCCCGAACTGCCGCCGCCCTATGCGCCGGATTGGGCCGAGCGCAGCGGCGAGGACCGGCTGATGGACGCGGCTATGCGGCACTTCGGCCCGCCCCTAAGGTTGATGCAAGCGCGAGCGGGCGATCTCCTGCTGTTTCGCTGGCGCCCTCAGATGGCTGCCAAGCATGCCGGCATTCTCAGCGGCGAGCGTCAATTCATCCATGCCTACGAGCAGGCGGCGGTGATCGCATCGCCGTTGGTGCCCAGCTGGCGCCGCCGCGTCGCGGCCGCCTTCCGTTTTCCGGAGAGATAGATCGATGGCAACGCTTCTCCTGCAGGCCGCCGGCGCGGCGCTCGGCGGCGTCTTCGGCCCGGTCGGGACCGTCATCGGCCGGGCGGCCGGCGCGCTGGCCGGCAGCGTCATCGATCATGCGCTGATCAACGGCAGCACGACGGTGCGTGGCGCTCACCTTTCGACGGCGCGCATTCCCGGCGCCGACGAGGGGACGGCGATCAGCCGCGCCTATGGCAGCGTGCGCATCGGCGGCACGTTGATCTGGGCGACGCGCTTCGAGGAGGAGGTCACCACGGAGCGATCCGGCAAGGCCTCCGGCGGCACCCGGGTCGAGAGCTTTCGCTATTTCGCCAATCTGGCGGTCGGGCTCTGCGAAGGGCCGATCGGCCATGTCAGGCGCGTCTGGGCCGACGGCAAGGAGATCGATCTCACCGGCATCGAGATGCGGGTATACAGGGGCGACGACGACCAGCAGCCCGATCCGTTGATCGAGGCGAAGCAGGGCGCCGGCAACGCACCGGCCTATCGCGGTCTCGCCTATGCCGTCTTCGAGCGCCTGCCGCTCGATGTCTACGGCAACCGCATTCCGCTGTTGCAGTTCGAGGTGGTCAGGCCGGTCGGCGAACTGGAAGCCGGCATAAGGGCCGTCTGCATCATTCCGGGTTCCACCGAGCATGGCTATCAGGTGGCGCAGGTGTCAGAGAGCACCGGCGCCGGCAGCGCCCGCATTCTCAACCGCAACAGCCTGCTTGGCAGTACCGACTGGGACGTATCGCTCGACGAACTGACGGCGCTCTGCCCCAATCTCGAGCGCGTCGCGCTTGTCGTTTCGTGGTTCGGCACCGATCTGCGCGC